CAGATGAATTCATTGAGAATGATGAAAAGTTTATATTTCCATTACATAAATATCCTCAAAGTGTAGGTCATAAATATACTTTTCAATTAAGTCTTTATGATTATCTTGCTGAAGGTTTTGGTCTTGAATGTATTGGTAATCTTTTATTTCATATTAGACATAATAATTATGAATCTACTCATGAAGATGTGATTGCTAATCCTGAATGGATAGATAAACAACAAGTAGATATATATCCTATACAATATCTTAAGAATGATATGGCACAACTTGTTTCTGATTTTAGTAGAAAAGAAGCTTCTGGTTATATAGATGGTAAGAATATTGCATCTACATTTAAATTAAAATCTAATGTCGCTGTTTAAGATAGTTGATGGAGAGCTTATAATACTTAAAGAAGAGGTGATGTTACATCATGCTCTTCATACTGTATTACGTAGAGATAAAGATAGATTTAAGAAACAAGCTTTTAAAGAACTTGCTTATATCTATTTTGTTAAAGATCCTGATTCTCCTGTATTTAAATATGGAATGAATGAACAGGAATCTCATAAGTATGCTATTGACAAAACTAATATGCCTAATGAGTGGACTGTAGATGAAGTTATGCAGGAAGCTCTTAAAGAGTATGAATATCTTACTGGAAGTATAGTTAAAGATGTAATTAGAGAAGCTTTAATTACATTTCGTAATTATATAAAGATACTACAATTAATTAGAAAGCATATAGATAAACTTCTTAAGGAAGCTGATGAACATGAATTAACCGTTGAAGATATTGGTAAATTAATGTCTTATACTGAACAACTATTGAAAGTTAGTAATGCTATTCCTGAAATTAAAGATAAGCTTTATAATAGTCTTCGTATAGTTGAGAAGAATATAAATATTACTAATGAAACTGAATTAGTTAGAGGAACTGCTGAACCTGTACCTGACTCTTATAATCCTAATAGCGATTACTAATATGGATGATGAACAGATTGATATGTTATTAAATACTGCTAATAGTATTGATCTCACTATATTAGATATTGAAAATAGCAATAACTCTATTATTAAACAATTTCTTAAAAGTATAATTGAGTATGCTATTACAGATACTGATTTACCTGAATGGTTAAAGAATATTCCTGATGGTAGATAATATTACTATTCCTTTCATAGACTATGTTAAAGAGGATAAATCTCATTATCCTCTAGCATCTTCTATTATAAATCCTGGTACTAATAAACCTTATCAAGATCCCGATAGTGATTTTCTAGTTGGAGAATCTAAAGGTTTCTTGATGAATATGAATTTTAAATTTATTAATACTAGTGTATTTAGTGAAGTTGCTAGAATATATGAAAGGAATATTAAAGACCCTGATCTAGTTAAATGGATAGATAGTTTAGAAGTACCAGTTACTGAGAATAGGAATAAACATTATTATTGTCCTTATAGAAAAGGAACTGCTGAATATGATGCTTTCTGGTCTAGAGAAACTAATAGACGTAGAGCTGGAATGACAGTTCCTTGTAAATTACTCTCTACTGGTGAAATTGTAGACTTAAGAATAACTGGAGATCAATATACTTACCTTAATTATGGTAGGCTAATGAGAACTCCTAATACTGAAGAAAGAGAAGAATTACATAGAAAGGGTGATTTTAAGACTGAATTAGTTCCTGGCTTTCCTAGATTTTGGGATGGAGATTATTGGAACTTTAAAATTGATGAATTCATTGGAAGAAATAAGTATCACTTATGTAAAGCTAAAGCTAGAGGTAAAGGATTTAGTTTTAAAAGAGGTAGTCAAGCTGCTAATACTATTAATCTTATTCCTAGTGTAACTGTTGTATTAGCTGCTTATCTAATTGATTATCTTATTGATCCTGATGCTACTCAATCAATGGCTAAGCGATGTTTAGATTGGTTTGAGAATAACACTCATTGGAAACGTAATTATCTATCAGAAGATCCTGAAGCTACTGAGCTTGGATACAAACTTACTAAATCTGGTAGTAAGAAATATGGTTGGTTAAGTAGACTTATTGCTGTATCTACTAGAGGTAATTCTAGTGCTGCTATTGGTAAAAGAGCATTAGAGATTGACTTTGAAGAAGCTGGTAAACTTGCTAATCTATTAGAAGCTCTCGATGTTACTATGAGTAGTACTGAAGTAGGAGCTGGTAATGTAGGTACTATTAGATGTTATGGTACTGCTGGTGTTGAAGATGCTGATTGGGAACCTTTCTCATATCTATTTTATAATCCTGATGCTTATGGAATGTTTCCTATGGAGAATATATGGGATTCTAATTCTAGACATAATAGATGTGGTTTCTTCTTTCCTCAAGTATGGGATTATGAACCTTATATAGATATTCATGGAAATAGTCTTATAGAAGAAGCTTATGAATTTGATCTAAAAGATAAGGAAAGAAAGAAACTTTCTATGACTCCTGATAAACATGCTAGTTATGTTGGTCAGAGAGCTAATAGTCCTGAAGAAGCTTTTAGAAGAGGTAAAGATAATTTGTTTACTAGTCCTGAATTAACTATGCATCTACAGGAAGTTAAACATAACTTTACACATAAATATTATAGAGATGGACAATGGGTTGAAACTACTAATGGACTTATCTTTAAACCTAATATTGAATTAGAAACTAGTGGTATTGCAACTCATCCTTTTATAGATAGTGTTCCTTTTATTCCTGGAACTGATCTTCATGGTTGTGTTAGAGAGTTTCATCCTCCTTTTAAAATTAATGATAAGATACCTGATGATTTATATGTTTTGCTATATGATACTGTAGCTAAGGATAAAAAGTCTGATACTATTATTAGTGCAAATTCTCTTAATGCAATGTATGTAGTTATGTTACCAAATACTATTGCTAATTCTAGAGGAGATATTATTGTAGCTAGTTATATAGGTAGACCTGAACTTATGGTAAGTGCTGATAGAATAGCTTATAATCTATGTAGAAGTTATAATGCTAAAGCACTTGTTGAAATGAATGTTGGAGAAACATTAAGTAACTTTAAGAAATGGCAAGCTTTACAATGGTTACTTAAAGATCCTAGTTACTTTCTTGCAGGCAAACCTGATAGTTCTAATATTCCATATGGTATTATCATAGGAGATGATTCTAAAGCTGATACGTATTTAACATCATTAAGAGAGCTAATTTATAGTGAAGTTTCTATGAATGATGAAGGAAAAAAGCTACTTTTTTTACATTATATAAAAGAGGTTGGTTTACTTACTGAATTTGACAAGTTCAGTAGAATAGGTAATTTTGATAGAATAAGTAGTTTTAGACTATATCCTACAATTCGTAATTATTATATACTTAAGAGAAGGACTGCTACTAATACTTCTACAAAGAGTACTTTAGCAGCTATTAATTTATATGGTTTTAATAATTAATAACCTTATACTTTTATAATGAGTACAAATGTTTATAAGCCTGATCAAAAAGTATCTACTGCTAAAAAGCAAGATAGGGATTGGTATATAGGTAATTGTAATTATTGGATTGCTAAAGCTAAATCTTTAAATGATAAAGTTTTTACAGAAGAATGTTTGAATGCTGCTAATGGTATTATAAGCGATTCTGTATTTGAGTATGTTATGAATCCTTTACAAATGGATGCAGACAAACTTAAAAAGCTTCCTGGTAATATTAGAAATATAGATTTTCTTACACCTATTAAAGAAAAGAATATTGGTGAATATATACAACTACCTTATCAATTTCATGTTATTAGTCAAAGTCCTGATGTAGCTGCTACTAGAACATTAGATGTTCAAAAGATTATTGCTGATAAAGTTAAAGTATTATTAGCTGAAGCTATTCAAACTGGTAAGTTAGATGAATCTGCATTAGAAGGTATATATAAACAAGCCAATGAAGATTTTAAAACTTGGGTTGATGAAAGAGCAGATAAAGGTAAAAAGACTATCAACTTTACTAATACTATTAATAATTTTGATACTGAACGAATACAAAGATTCTTCTATTGGTGGTCTTGTGAAGAATTCTATACTTTCCGTAGAATTGTAGGTAATAATGTAATTGATGAAACAATTAGTCCTCTTGAAGGATATCCTATTACTACCTCTAAACAATTTGTTGAAGACTATCCTGGTTTTCTTGTTCAACGTAAACTCAATATATTTGATATTAAAACTAAATATGGAGAGTTTCTTTCTGATAAAGATGTTAAATTTCTAGATGAACTTGAAAGAAGCTTTAAAGGTGGTAATGATCTTCCATATGGTAAATATATTGATATTTATAATCTAAGTGATCTTTCTACTTTAACTAATAAAGTATCTAGAAATAGAGAAGATATTATAAAACCTACTGAAGATGGTTTTCTATTTGAATATTATGTTTGTTTTGTAACAGATGTAAAAAGAAATATACTTCATTATATTACTGAAAGTGGAGCTGAATCTACTAAGGTTGTAGATGATGATTATGAAATTAATCCTGAGTTTGGAGAAGTATCTTTAGAAGAGAAATGGATTCCTGAAGCTTGGTGGCAAGTTAGAATAGGTGAAGAAGCTGAAGGAATATATATAGCTCCTAGACCTTATGAAATACAAAGGTATAATATTGATGGTTCCGTAAAGATTCCTTTTGGAGGTAAGAAAGGTCTTTTACGGAATAACTTTTTATATCCTATACCTAAGAGAATAATTGGTTCTCTTGCTCTATATCAAATTATTAATCTTAATATAGAAAGAACTATTGCAAAGTTTAAAGGACCAACTGAAGTTATTCCTCAAGGAATTATTAATGGTAAGAGTGATGCTGATACTCAAATGAATTGGTTTTATAAACTTGCTGATGGAACTATTATATATGATGAAACTAAAATAGGACCTGATGTAGTAGCTACTGGATATCGTATTGTTGGCAATGATTCTGTTATATCTAATTATCTTAAAGTTCTTATTGATATTCGTGAGAATATTAGACAAGAAGCTTGGGATATGGCTAATATGAATGCTAATCGTTATGGTAATGCTGGTTCAAGTGAAACTGTAAGAAATAATGTTAGTAATATTCAATTAGCTAGATTAGGTTCTGTATTAATGGTACAGATGTTTAATAAAGCTTTAGAAAGAGATCATTCTTCTACTCTCGAACATGCAAAGATTGCTTATGTAGAAGGTAGAACAGGTTCTTATACAGGACAAGATGGAAAGATTGAAGTTCTTCATCTTGGAAAAGGAGATTTACTTGAAGAAGATCTTGGAGTATTTGTTATAGATAGTATTCTAGAAGATCAGAAATTACAACAATATAAAGATTTAGCATTTAATGCTAGTCAAAATGGAGATGTAGAATTAGCTGGTGCTGCTATAGATGCTGATAGTTCTTCTGGTCTTCGTAAATATATTAAAGATTTCTCTGTTGCTAAACGTGAGTTTGAAATGCAGATGAAAGAAATGGATAATAAGAATATTAAAATGAAGATTGATGGTGATAATGCATTACTTGATAAGCAACATCAAAATAAACTTGAAGAGATTGAACTTGATCAAAATAAACAAACTGATAGAGAGATTGCTCTTAAACAATTAGATACTAATACTAAATTAGAAGTAGCATTTGATAAGAATAAGACTACTCTTACTAAAACTCAGTTAGATAATATTGCTAGAATAGAACAGGCTAAATTAAAGCCTAAACCTACAAATAATAATTAACTTATAAAAAATACTAATTTAAAAAAGAGTTATTATGCCTGATGATTTGAAAATTGTACTACCTGGAGAAGGAAATAGAGTTGTTCCTAGTGATGATACTCTTCCTATAATTCCTGCTTCCAATCCAATTATTCCTGCTGCTCCTGCTCCTATAGTAGAGCCTGTTATAGTAGAGAAAGAAATTGAGATTGATAATATTAAATACCCTCTTGATAAAGATGGTAATGCTCTTAAAGATGGACAGATCTTTAAAACTAAAGTTGAACTTGATACTCTTAGTGCTAGTCAAGCACAAGATGAACAAGCTGAAATTGATGGAGTTGTTTATAAAATAGATAAAATTGGTAATGCTTTAGATGATCAAGGTAATATTAAGTTTACTAAAGAACAACTTGATGCAATGACTGAAGCTCCTGAAGCAGGAGAACTTAAAGTTACTGATCTTATTAAATCTACCGCTATTCCTATCTATGATAGTGAGGGAAATGAAGTATCTTATGAAGATAATGAAAAAGGATTAATTAATTATGTGACTGATGTTAGAGAAACTTCATTACAAGAAGGTGCTTTACAATTTCAATCTGCATTAGTTAATAAGTTTCCTATTATACAAGATATTGTAACACATTTAGAATTACATGGAAGTTTAAAAGATTTTACTGAAACTCCTGATTATTCTAAAGTTACTATATCTAAAGAGAATATTGGTCAACAAGAAAGTGTTGTTACTCAAGCTAGAATACTTAGAGGAGATACTCCACAAAAGGCTGCTGAATATGTTCAATATCTTAAAGATGCTAAGCGTCTTGAAGAAGAAGCTACTACTGAACTTAGTTTTCTAAATACTCATTATAATGAACAGAGAACTAAGAATGATCAACAACTTGCTGCTCAACGTCAAGCTGAACAAAAAGCTAATGATGAATATTGGGGAGTAAGTATTAAGAATAATGAACTTCATCCTATTAATAAAGTAGGAAGTGTTTATGATACTATTACAAAAGGAACTGTACAAATTGGTAATGATACTTTTACTATTCCTGAAAAGATTAAATATACTCGTGATGGACAAGTGAAGTTTGCTACACGTCAAGAGTTTTTTAATTATGTTTATGTGCCTATGAAAGTTAATACTCCTGATGGACCTTTGACTATGAGTGCATATGATTATGATCTTGCTATGCAGAATCAATCTCGTACTGTTGCTCATGATGTTATGGATGCTTTCAAGGTATTTACTGGAGGTGATATTTCACAGATTATTAAACAAGCTATTAAAGAAAATGAAGTTGGTCGTATAAGAAAACTTAGATCTAGTAGTGCTTCAGAGGATCAATCACAACATAAATCTGAACCTACAAAGATTGTTATTAAGAGGGACTAACAAATTACTGGTAATTAATATAATAAAATTAATTTTAAAATGAGAGAACTCTATACTGATACCTATAATAATGAAAGGTATACAGATGAAAACGTTCTTTATAAGAACAAACTGATAGATCCTGTAAGTCTTAGTACTGCTTTGACTTATTTATGGGGTAAAGATAGCGAAATGTTTCCATTGCTTTCATTAACTGAAGGACAATCTGGATTAGTTTCTCTTACTCCTAAAACTTTAAACGATACTCAATACACTTGGAATGTAATGGGTAGAATGAAACATGTATCAAAGGTTGTTGCACTTATTGGTGGACAGTCTTATCCTGGTCAAGGATTTCAGCCTTTCCAAGTTGTTATGGAAGATGATACATTCTTACGTTATTACGGTGCTACTCCAGCTGACAAACTTAATAATCTCCGTGTTCAAGGTGATCCTATTAGGGATGGTGCTAATCGTTATATCTATACATTTAGGATTAATACAGCAAATCCTGCTGAATATGTTGCTGCTTCTAACTTTATTGCTGGTACTTACTGGGTACAGGCTCCTCCTTCTGTTGCAGGTGCTTATTCAGAAGGTACATCAAGTAGAAGTCAGGCTCCTGGTAAATGGACTAATCAGTTTGGATTTCTCCGTTTCTCAAAGAATATCAGTGGTAATGTAGCCAATAAGGTTACTAATATTGAATTTGATCTTGAAGGTGGTGGCAAGACTAATCTCTGGATGCCACACGAGATGAAGCAATTTGAGATTGATCGTAGGTTAATGCTAGAAGAAGACCTTTGGAATAGTGTTTATAATAGGGATCAGTATGGTGTTATTCACCTTATTGATGAAAAGACTAATCAACCTATTCCTAAGGGTGCTGGTATTAAGGAAATTCTTAAGACTACTGATCAGTATGAAACATATTCTGTTCTTACTGTAGATAAACTTGATTCTGTTGTTAATAGATTATTTTCTAATAGGGTTGATAAAACTCCTATGGAACTTATTTTCTATACAGGTTCTGGTGGTATTCGTATGTTTAATGAAGCTATTAAAAATGAGGCTGGAACACAGTCTTATTATCAGGCTTTAGGTGAGAAAGAAATCACTAGTGGTAAAGATGGTTATCTGTCTTATGGTACATATTTCAATCAGTTTAAAACAATTGATGGTCATATCATAACTATTAAGAAAGCTTCTATCTTTGATAATGGTTTGTATGCTGAATTGGATAAGGCTAATGGTAATATGTATAAGGGATTTCCTGATACATCTTATGATATTATCCTTCTTGATCAGTCTATG